GCCCCGGTTGAAGAGGCCGCCTGCAGGCACCTTGCGAGCAAAGGAAACCTTGCCACTGCCCAGAGAATCACGCTGAATGTCGAGCTCGACAGCCTTTAGAAACTGATCGTCAGTGCTGCACTCAAAGATCGTGCTGCCGTTGGGATCATCAGCAGCGAAGAAGTGGAGCTCTAGAGCAGGCATCAGCTACCACCGACCCACCACAGACCATCGATGCATTCCAGCCTGAATGACCAACGCTGGAAACTCATAGCGTTCTGAATGTCACCAGCCAACTGATCCAGCGTACGTGCCTGTATCTCCCAAGATGTCGCCAGTCCCAGGTATTCGTTGCTACCAGGAGCAGCCACCAGAGAACCAGGAGCAGCATCCAGCGTAAAGGCTGCAAGGATGGTCTGCGTGTTCTGGTGCCAGTCCAGCCTGCGCTCTTCTGCGTCTGCTCCACGTCCGGTAATGAAGCCTTCAATCAGGAGCTCCTGCCGGTCGTTGATTCGGTTGCCCAGGTACTGCCCTTCCTTACCAGGAGCAGTGACGTCCTTACCTCTGACCTCGGGGTTCTCATGGCCGGGTACACCTTCGATGATGTCGAAGTAGTAGCTGCTGGTGCGAGCGTCAGCAGACTCCTGCAGAGACTGTCCACGGAAGGTGAGACTCATGGCAGCATCCCCTGCAGCCTCTGTGAGCGATTGACAAGGGCTACAAGACCCTTCTCATCAGGAATAGGTGATTGGACGTTGTAGGTGAAGAAGTTGGTCACTCCGGCGCTCTGAGAGGCTCCTAGAGGGATTACCGCTTCTGGACCACTCTCCCCGATCAGCGCCAGCGTCGGCTTCGTGACAATTCCACCCTGCGCCAGCATCGGGATATCTGGCAGACCGATGCTGAAGCCACCAATGGTGCCGAAGAACGGAACATCAATCCTTGGGAAGCTGATATCGATACTGTTCCAGAAAGAAGCGAAGGCGTTATAGATCGCTTTGAACGCTCCCACCACTCCTGAGACAACCCCAGTGATCACATCAGCAACTGTCTCAAAGACATTGCCCAGTGCCTCAAACGCTCCACCGATCCCTTTGAAGGCGATATCGAGAGCCTTGAACAGGACAGAGGCAGCCACTCCCAGGATCGGCAGTACCACCTTCGCGAGCTCCAAGATAATCGGCATCACTGACTTGACAACGTTAGCAATCGCACCGAACACCTGTCCCGCAACGCTCATGATCGTAGGCAGGTTGGCTTGCACCCAGGCAACGAGACCCGCGAATATCTGCTGCAGTGCTCCGACCTGCCCACCTGCACCCGCAAACAGACTGGTAATGAATGCCACCACTGGTGCCACTGCTGCCTGAATGACCGGCATGTTGGCAACAAAGAAGTCAGCCACAACCTTTAGACCCTGAGCCAGTGCAGTAAAGACCGGCAGTAGCAGCACACCCAATGACTCTCCCGCCTCACCTAGAGCATTGAGAGCCTGTGCCATCTGACCGCTGGACGTGGCTGCAAGGTCTTCTGCCACAGTCCCGAACTTCTGACCAAAGGCATCCAAGATGACGCCTTGTGCAGATGCTGTATCACCGACTGCTGTGAAGTCTGCGATTTGCTGCTGCTGTGCCTCAGACAGGACAATGCCTGCCTTAGCAAGCTTGCCTGCTGCTGACTCAGGCACTGCCAAAGCCTTGCCCAACAGCTTTGCAGCCTGCGGCACGTCGGTACCCATGAAGGCTGCCAGGTCTGCAGATGCGTCCGTAGCGTCTGTAAATGCCTGCCCGGTGATGTTGCCAAACGACAGCAGTGTTGCCTGCGCTTCTTTGATTGACTCATCATCAAAGGTGGTGGCATTCATGAGCGCAGTAGCATGCTCATTGAGCGCATCCACAGACGTGAAGGCTGCAGCGCCAGTGCTCTTGAACACTGACTCAAGCTTGACCTGAGACTTCTCAGCATCAGAAGCAGCAGCCGTGGCAGCTACACCAATGGCACCTAAGGCAGTGACACCTGCAGCTGCTCCAAAGACAGCAGCCTTGCCAATACCAGCGACAGCAGAACCCAGGCTGTCTAGTTTTCTAGCGCCCTTCGTCTTTACATTGACGTTTAGGTCTAGCTCTGCCATCAGATCGTCTCTTCTATCAACTGCTCTAGAGCCTTGTCAGCCTGCTCTAGTACCTGAATATCTTCAGCAGCAGGATAGAGCCAGAGCCCTGAGGCTGTGTGTGAATGCTGAAACTGGGGATAGATGTCTGAGCCGAATTCAGAGGAAGCAGCCACCGCTTCACCGGGTCCACCCCCGGCAGATCGGATCACATTGCCAGATTGAACGAGCGCAGCAGCAGCCATAGCAGATTGAGGAGTAGGGCGAGCGGCAGCGTTCTGCTGAGCCTTTTCCAGGAGAAGCCGAGCGTACTCAGCTTCCAAATCCTCTGGGTCTTCCAGACGATCTGCAAGCCTGTGCAGAACGCGAGCGCCGTAGGCTGCATCGTGTGCCACTAGCGACGTCTCCGCTTCTGCGCTCTCTCGCGTTCCCTGCGCTCTTCATCTAACACCCTGAGCATGGCTACATACTCTGGCGCGTCGATTGCCCGCACCTCAGCTGGTGTTACTCCCCAGAGTCTGGCAAGTCTGGCAGTCTTGAGGTGCCTTCGGACAAAGGGGAGTCAACATTGATGACCCCGCCTACGCCTTCAGCCATGTACTGCATATCAGAGGCTTTGACATGCATAGATGCCGCTGTGCCGTTGCTCCCGATCTTCAGCCTTGCAGCTGCAGAATCGAAGGCAGCGCCAATCAGCTTGGCACCCTGCTTGTCAGAAGCCTCGATCAAGTCACCTGCGGAAATGGTCTCCACAACCTGATCGATCTGCTCCCTGGTAAGCCAATCGCTCATGTTGGGACCGAAACCCATGCCACGTCACTCAGCACTGCCACATCAAAGCTGAAGGTACGAGCCTCACCAGGAGTGGTGGGACCGTACAGCGACGGATTGAGATTGATCTGAGTGTTGAAGGTGCGGTAGCGGGCGGAGTCTGTGCGGTCATAGAGCTCTGCTCTGACCGTCTTCCCAACAAGTGGGGACCAGTTGGCATCAGTCTCTGCGTTGACTGTGACTTCCAAGGTTGCCCCGACAGTGATGTCATCAGGAATCTGGAAGTTGCCACAGAACGTCTTTACATCTGTGGTGGGGGCGTCAACCGTGAGCTCCACTGAGCTCATATCGCAGGAGACATCCACAGCAGCCCCATCGTCGTCCCCATCCTCGTCAAGAGGCTGAAGGTGCAGCAGGGGCCGATAGACGATGATCGGCGCAACCATTTATGACTCCTCAGGTGGGTTGTAGTAATACCGTAAACGGATGATAGCAGCCAGCAATGGGCTGTCGGTAGACTGATCAACAACGGGGCGAGAGGCTGAGATAAAACCCCAGCCCTCAGGCAGGTTGTCCTGTACTTCCTGGATCACATCAAACAGGTCTGACTCACCATCTGCGGGCGTGCTGGCACTGACAACTGCCACGGCTGCATAGCGCTGCTCGTCATGGCAGTAAGCAGAAGGGGTACTCCACGGCTCGTCTGCTCTGAGCACCAACGTAGGAGTCTGCAACTGGCTGACCGGACCCTGCACCACACTCCACTTGTCAGACAGCAGAGCCACCAGATGATCAGCTAAGGCAATGGTGGGGAGAGCCATCAACCCACCCCAAAGCTGTACCTGCTACCAGTTAGCAGAGCCTCATAGGTGGGATGCCTGGATGCCACTCGCAGCCCACCTGTGTCAAACACGGCCGCGATCCCGTATGGCGCGTCTGGTGCCTTAGTAATCATGACTGCCAGCAGCAATGCTGCCTGCGACAGACTGTCTGTGACTGCCAGACCCTCTGAGGCGTCGTCAAACCCCTCGGGAGTCCCGGCAGTATCAATCTTGACCTGATCAATGGCTGCTGCCAACGCTGGCGTCAGGATGCTGTCTCTGGCTGTCGTATTGACATTCAGAGCCAGCTTCAGATCATCCAGCGTCGGCCAGTCAGCCATTCCCTACCTGTCCAGGTTCAGGTAGCGACAACGTAGGTGGTGAAGGCTGCAGGGTAGGTCGGGGCAAAGGCGATCATGCCCACGATCCCGACATCAGTTCCAGCCTTACTAGGAACGTCTGCGGTCAACTGATACGTACCATCTTCAGCCCAACTATACCCAGCGGCCGGGCCAATGATGATGTCCACTGTCTCGTTATCAAGAGCAGGAACCCACACTGGCTGCAGCTGGAAGCCAAGCGGATTGTTGCCACCTTCGCTGAAACCACCGATGGCAGAAAGCGAGGGATACAACGGAGTCCCACCACCACCAGAAGGCGAGCGAGCATTCATGAACTGAATGAGCGCTGTGGTGGACATCCAAATACGATTTGGCTTGAGGCTACGGTTGGCACTGACCGTGTTGTTGAACGCCTCACCAAACGAGTCGGTTTCAACATCGAAGGTACCGGTGCCTTCCACGACTGCCGTTTCAGCAAGCAATGCATCCACTGCCGCATCCTCAGTCGCCAGCGCGTAGGCATCACCCAGAAGCGCAATCCACAGATTCAGAAAGTCTGGCGAAGACCGCCGCTTTAGCTGAATCGACAGATCACCAGCACCCGCATAGCTGACAAAGTCGAAGTCAACCGTAGTGATCGCAGTGGCACGCGATGCCACTTCATCCTTCTCAGCAGCCTGCAGCCCAACAAGCGGAGTCTGGGTGATCTTAGGCATCACCAGCTTCATGCCTGAAGGCGGAGTAGGAAGATGAGTAGTGGTGTTCAGGAACGGGCGTCCCTCGTCAATGCGTCCGATAATCGAAGATGAGAAGGCATCAGGCACAACACCCAGATTGTCTGTGGTGACGACTTCTGCAAGTTCGCGGACCTGAATCTCAATCTGACGATCAAAACGAGCAGCAGCCTTGGGAGCTCCGTTCGCCATTGCCGCCACTGCAAACTGACGCTGCTTGTCATCAATCTTGTCCAGACGACTGAAGACCGCATCCAACTTGTCTGTATTGTCAGCCACGACGAGCGGGGCAGGAGCCTGCTCCGTAGTCTCAGGCTGATCCTGCTCTTCTGCCACGTCGTGTACCTCTCTGTAGTTTAGAACTGCAGCCTGTCGATAAGCAGGCTTCCAGGTCGTTGAAACTTCCAGCTGCCCTGCAGGATTTACCTGCTTATGCAGATACTGCATCCTACCATCAGGCATTTTCTTTCTGTCGTACTTTCCGTCTTCAAAGCCGACCGAAATTCCTGTCTCCACTCCATCCTTGTAGAGCATCACCTGCTCATCGCCAGCAGGAGTCTTTGAAATCTTGAAGCGTCCGTACTGGCCGTCTTCTCGATTGTCTAGAGCAGTACCGCGTCCGGTAGGCGGGTCCTGATGCCGCTGCCTGAAGACAAACTGCGAAGGCTCAATACCGTCAAAGGCTCCACGCTCAAAGCGCTCCAAGCCTCTTGAAGTCTCAGCGTCCACATCCCATGGCACCATCAATACTTCAACTTCGCGCTTCTCTTCATCGAAGCTCTGAATACTGCCTGTGAGAGTTAGCTCATTGGGCATTTTCGGCCTTCCTGATAGCAGCTTTCAGTGCTTCTGCAGTCTGCTTTCCACTGATTCCCAGTGAAATAGCAGCCTGCTGCAGGTCACGGTAACTCAAACGTTCCAGCCCATCTGAGCGTTTTCCGCGCTCGATGATCGTTTCAGAGCCATCTGCATGCTTGCGGGCAATAAGTCTGTAAGGCATCAGAAGGAAGGTACCACAACGTTTACCTTTTCGGGAGCAGGAACAGGCTCTGTGTCCACCAGGTCAGCCAAACCTGCCACTGACAGAGCCTGCTGCTGTGGCAGACCTGCTGCTGAGAGCGTTGAAAAGACATCAGCCTGAGTACGCACATCTGCCCGCGTCAGAGACTGCAGACTGAATCGGCCAACAGTGGTGCGTGTCAGACGCTCGCTGATGCCCTGCTCAATCGGCTCTAGGTAGTTGGGAGCAAGCGTGCTGCGAATGAAGTTATCAAAGCGCTGTCCAACGTTTTGATACGTAAGCGAGCTCCCACTGACTGCAGCGTTTAGAAGGTCGGCATCCATCCCAAACGCGGTAGCGATATCCGCTGCTGAGTGCTTGCGAGAATCAAGCAGCTGAGCCTGCTCAGGGTTGACCTGGAATGCTTCAGGAGTAAGCCCACCACTAGCCACCCGCACTTCGTTTGAATCGCGCTGCACCCAGCGCTCAATGAGTCTGTCTGCATCGTCTGAGCTCATATTGACAGCAGACTTCAGGACCACTGACGGCACACCACCGCGACTGAAGAATCGCGCCGCCCACTCGTCAGCCTCTACCGCGACTGACAGAGCGGCGCCGCACAGTTGCAGCGGTCCCAATCCTCTGAGCCCACCAGGCTCGCGGAACATGAAACCGTGCTCGATGTCGTCAGCATCCTGCTTCTGATTCTTCCAACGGTACTGACGCACCAGTGGGAAGTTTTCGTCCCACTCCACCTGCACTTCATGCGGTGGCAGCAGCAGCAGACCATCTGCCAGCCCCTCGTCATTGCGACTGACGACCTTCCAGATGTACTCGCCGGTCTGTGCCAGACAGGTACCTGTATCGCGCCAGAAGTCACGAGTGGTGCCGAACACTGCCGGACGTGTCACCAGACGTGGAATTTGTGTGCGGTCTGTGAGCAGCGTTCCATTACGCCATGCCTGCATCGTGAGTGAACCGATCAGGTTTGCAATCAGCGTCACTGCGCGAAACACAGCAGGCACTGCCATAGCCTGTCTGATCGAAGGGGTAGACCAATACTCAGTGCTCAAGCCCTGAATAGCGAGCAGCTGCTCTGTAAGCCCTGGGTAATCCGTAAACGAGTCAATAGACCGCGTTTGCAGATGGCCGCGTTTGAGCAGATTCACAAATGCAATCTAGCACACCCAGCCAGAGGATACCCCCGGCAATCGGGCATCAGTACACCTGTGGGATTTGTACCTGTGGGTTTGAAGCTAGCCAGACCGCACGAATGGCCGCCAGTGCCGCTGTAATCGACCGGTCGGGGTCTGCGCGATCCGCCATGTACGAACGACCAGTCGTGATCTTTCGGGCCACGTAGGGAAGGTCAACACTGATCGCGTCTGCAGCTTGCCATCTGAGCGCCTGAGTCTCCACAGCTGAGACGAACCGTTCTGAGGCATTCGCAAACTCCTGTCCGTTGATTCCCTCAGTGACTGGGAAGTGCCTTGCCAGATGCTGGTCTGTCCACGGATCGAAACCTACTGCAGTCACTCCTGCCGTCTGTGCCTGCGCTGTCAGATCAACTGCCAGGTCAACGATGTTGATCGGGTTGCCGGTGACCTCTGCGGAGACCGTCACAGCAATGCTGCCATCTGACTGCTTCCAGGCAACGACTGCTGATGCTCTGCGTCCACTGGGATCGACGCTGATTCCCATGGCGGGATTATTCGGCGCTTCTACTGTGCCCCTGCATCGTTGCCAGGTGGAGTCATCCACCAGTCGCGGCATCATGCTGACAACCCACCTGCACAGGTGCTCTGTCTCCCAAATGGCGAGCTCTCCCGCTTCCATGTACTTGTCGTAGAGAGCCTGCAGCCGTTCCAGCGTCAGGTTGCCGTGACCGATGGCAGGATTAGCCTGCAGCCACCCCTCGCGGTCATCTGAGGCGAGCTCAGGAGCAGCTGACCATTCCAGGTACAGCAGGTCGGGTGACAGCCCCTCCGTACCGCGTCTGCGCAGGTCATTGAGTACCACTGACAATTCACTGCCTGCGTTGCTCAGGTACAGCACCTGCGGATCGTCAGAGCTAGCAACGATAGGCTCTGCTGCAGCGATGAAGTCCCAGTCTTCAAACTCCCGAATCTCATCAACGCAGAGCGTGTCTCCGTCTTCGCCTCTGGCGCCTCTCTGCGGAGCCAGAATCTTGTAACTGCCGCCTGTGTGCAGGTCTCTGATCTCTTCCTGCCCGTTCGCTTCACGGACCTTGTAGCGAGACCTGTCCAGGTTGGCAATGCTCAGGAGCGTCTTCCTGGGCAGGATGCGATTGTGCGACGTGTGCAGGAACCTTCTGCCAGCGTCCATGTCAGCCAGCACTCTGGCATCGAGAATCTTCGTCTTCCCGTTGCGTCTGGCAGCGACATTGACTACCTCGCGGTACTTGAATCTGCCGTCAACGGTTGCCATGCCCTCATGCAGCGCGTACTTCTGCCACGGCCACAGCTGTAGCCCAAGCCTCTGTGCCGCGTTGTAAGCCCCCTGAGCCCTAGAAGTGGCACTGGGTACCGGTCCCACCCTTGGCAGGTCTCTTACCGCTTCCTGTGGGCTCACAGCGGCAGTCATCGGCTATGTCTCCGGGAGTAGTCGCCAGTGATCGGCTCTAAGGGAGGTAGTTTCGCGGGAGAGGCTCTTTC